CTACAGCAAAGGCTTTTAGAAAAGCAGCTAAGACGGCAAAGAAGAAATGAAGAACGCGAAGCACTACACCAAGGCAGGGAAATTGTGGACAGGCGCAACACACAAAATGCCTGACGGCTCTCTGCACACTGGGGCTAAACACACCGCCTCTTCAGAGAAACTATATCATCAAAAGGGGAAAACAAATGCCTCTCAAAAGCGGAAAAAGTAAGAAGGCAGTAAGTGCCAACATTCGCACCCTGGTGAAGGAAGGCAAGCCTCAGAAGCAAGCTATAGCCATAGCACTACAGAAGGCTGGCAAGGCTAAGAAGAAGAAATGAAACACTCTATTGGTAAAGCGTTTACTTCAGGTTCAATACAACTTATATTTGAGGTTCCTGCTGGTTATGTTGCCCACGTGGACTTGGTGTATATAACCAACACATCAGGCAGCACGGGAACATACACTATAGATTGGAGACACGCCCATAATAGCTATGCTGATATAATACGTTTTGCTTATGGTAAGTCGTTAGGCAGCGGTAATTCTGACCAGTTCTCAAATGGGTTGTTGGTAATGAAAAGCAACGATAGGATGTATGTTAACCCATCAATGGCAGTAGACGTAATTGTTTCTTTTGACCTACTAAAAGCGCCTCCGTTGTACTCTTTTGACGGTGAATAACTTGACAAACTGCTAATTTTGTGGTATAATGTTACCCATTAAGGAATAATAATGACGTATTTAGAACTTGTTAACAAGGTGCTGCTACGGCTCCGTGAACCTGAGGTCACTACGGTGCAGGGTAGCGGTACGTCCAACCAGTATGCTCGTCTCATTGGTGAGTTTGTCAACGAGGCTAAGGCTCAGGTTGAAGCTGCTTGGGACTGGTCTGCTCTTAGAAGCACTCTAACACTAACTACTTCTTCAGGTGTTTTTAATTATGAGTTGAACGGTAGTAGTAATAACTTCAAAGTATTAAACGTAATTAACGACACTTCTAATTGGTTTCTTCAATATAAAAACTCTGATTGGTTTGATGAAGCCTTTTTAATATCTAACCCAGCTAGCGGGTCGCCTGAGTTTTACAACTTTAACGGGGTTAGCGCAGACGGAGATACGCAAGTAGACCTTTACCCCAAACCTGATGGTGTGTATTCTTTACGATTCAATGTAACACTACGTAATGCGCCGTTGTCTGCTGATGCCGATACAGTTGTTCTTCCTACCCGCCCAATCATTTTATTTGCCACCGCAATGGCTATTGAAGAGAGGGGTGAGGATGGTGGACAACAGAGTGTAAATGCTTATGGCGCTGCTCGTAGTGCTTTAGCAGATGAGATTGCATTAGACGCTGCTCGACACCCTGAAGATACTATTTGGTATCCCGTATGAAACAACTACAAAACCTCTCTCTAGTTACACCCGGCTTCTTTGGGTTAAACACTCAGGAGAGTGGTGTTACTATTTCCCCTAACTTTGCACAGTTGACGGACAATGTGGTGATTGATAAATACGGACGCTTAGGCGCTCGTAAAGGTTGGGTTATGAAGACCCAAAGCGGCGACACATCACTTGGTGGGAACAGTGTTAAGTTCATGATGGAACACGTTAATGCTGATGACACCACAACTGTTCTTTCAGGTGGTAACAGTAAGGTGTGGAAGGGCGGTGTTGACGCTTCTCTGACAGACATCACACCAACGACCCCGCCTTATACGGTTAGCGCAGACCGTTGGAAAGGCGCTAGCATTTATGATCACGCCTTGTTGGTTCAGGACGGACAAGAACCACTGGTTTACACTGAAGCTGCTACCCCCAACTGCCAAACCCTAACTGTTTATTCTGTTGGCGGTATTGACTCTTCTGTTGCTGATTATGCTTCTTTGCCCGGTAGCCCTACTACAGGTGATAAAGTACATACACAGGATACTAACAGTGTATATGAGTACGACGGGTCAGCATGGAATGATATAACAAAGATTCAGTTATTTGGTACTTCTTACCCCCGTGATGTTATTGCTGCTTATGGCAGGTTTTGGACACATAATGGCGAGACAGTGTACTGGTCTACCGACATTGCTGACACAGCATTTCCCGGCTTCTATGGTGGCACTGCTGGTACTCTTAACATCTCAGGTATTTTACCAAACAGCACAGACACTATTGTTGCATTAGCTGCTCATAACAACTTCTTGATCATCTTCTGTAAAAACAACATTGTCTTGTACGGAGGGGCGCTCAATCCTATTGGAGAAGAGTTTGCTTTAGCAGATGTAATTACTGGTGTTGGTTGTGTTGCTAGAGATAGTGTACAAAGCACAGGTAATGACCTAATCTTTTTGTCAGACACGGGCATCCGCAGCTTAGGTAGGCTGATCCAAGAGAAAAGTCTACCCATGCGCGACCTGACTAAGAATATTAGGGATGACTTCTTAAAAGACTTAACAGACGAGATAACCAACAGCGGCGACTTAGACGATGTGGTGTCTGTTTATTCAGAAAAAAATGCTTTCTATTTGATTAGCTTCCCTTCTGTATCCACTGTTTACTGCTTAGACATGAGACAACCACTAGAAGATGGCGCTGCTCGTGTCACTGTATGGTTCACTTATGAGGCTGATTCATTCTTACGCCGCCGTAACCGTGACCTGTTGATTGGTAAGACTAACGGTATGGGTCTTTACGATGGGTATGATGATAATAACCAGGCTTTCCGTATTCGTTACTTCTCACACTACGTAGACTTTGGTAACCCTGCTGTTTTGAAAATGATGAAGCAAATCAGTGCAACGGTTATTGGTGGGCAGAGCCAAGACTTTATTATCAAGTGTGGTTTTGATTATGACCAAAACGCTAATTCATACGCCTTTAAGATTCCCTCTTATGGCGCTGTAGCTGAATTTGGGATTGCTGAATACGTTGCTTATACGGAGTTTAATGGAACAGTTGCTGATTATGCTTCTCTACCGGGAAGTCCGTCTGACGGTGACGCCTATATGACTCTTGATGACAACAGTGTTTATCAATGGGACGCTGGTACATCTACATGGAACGATATAACTAGCACTTGGGAAACAACTTTTACAGTTAGTTCTTCTTCTGAATACACTTCAGGTATTGTGATTGACAAACTCAAGAGTAGTGTAGGCGGTAGTGGTAATGTAGTTCAGATTGGTTTTGAGGCTGACGTAAACGGCTCAGAACTGAGTGTACAAAAATTTGATGTATTTGTTAAAACTGGAAGGGTAAGCTAACATGGCTAACTACACTAAGGCAACTGACTTTGCAGCTAAGGACGCCCTAGCTACAGGAAATGCGGCTAAGATTGTTAAGGGAACAGAGATTGATGATGAGTTTAACGCCATTGCTACGGCTATCCAATCTAAAGCAAACACTGCTAGCCCAACACTAACTGGCACCCCTCTAGCGCCTACTGCTTCTGCTGGTACTAATACAACTCAAATCGCAACCACTGCTTATGTGTTGGCTAACGGTGTTCCTAGAGGTGCTATCCTTATGTGGTCAGGCACCATTGCCACCATTCCTAGCGGTTGGTATTTGTGTGATGGTGCTAACGGAACTCCCAACCTAACCAACAAGTTCATCATTGGTGCTGACGCTGATGATGGCGGTGCTGCTAAGACTTCTATCACTGGTAGTGCAACACAGACTGGTGGTTCTAAAGATGCCATTGTTGTATTACACAGCCATACAGGAAGTACAGCAAGTGCTGGGTCACACGCCCATAAGTTAGTCACCAATGCCCAAAACACTGGTGGTCTTACCAGTTCAAATTATATAGCGTTACTTGAAAGCAGCCAAACACCTAACGATTACCAGCTTCAAGGACACGGCAGTGCTCCTACTCTTGGTAACAGTTCCACTGAAGGTTCGCACTCGCACAGCGTTACGGTTAACGACACTGGCGCAGGGGGCACCAACGCTAACCTGTCGCCGTACTTCGCGTTGGCGTACATCATGAAGGCTTAATAATGGAAGGCGCTATACTACACCATTTTAGTGATGGCTTATATGCCAAAGAGGTTCGTGTTCCTAAGGATTATTTTCTTGTTAAACACGTACACCCTTTCTCGCATCTGTCCATCTTGGCTAAGGGTAAGGTTAGGCTGACAAAGGGTGAAGAGTTTGAGGTTATACAGGCTCCTGCTTGTATAAATATAAAAGCAAATGAGATACATAGCATTGTGTCTCTAGAAGATTGTGTTTGGTTCTGTATTCACGCAACAGAGGAAACTGATGCAGAAAACATTGATAAAGTTATACTAGAAAAAGAGGTCTAAAATGCTATCTGCTATTGCTCCTATTGTCGGAGGTTTACTCAGCTCAAGTGCTGCGTCTAGTGCGGCAGAGCGTTCTGCACAAGCTCAAATTGAAGCAGCTAAGATTGCAGCTGAAGCGGCTAAGTTCAAACCTTATTCAGTAACGACTGGCTTTGGTACTGGTTATTTTGATCAGGATGCTCAGACGGCTACGTATGAATTAACACCTGAAATGAAAGCCTTCCGTGATTTCTATTACGGACAAGCACAAAAAGTTCAGGAACAACTAGATACCTTTGATCCTGTTGAACGTGCCCGTCAGGTTGTTGCAGAACAACAAGCATTGTTGGCACCTGAGCGTCAAGCCCAAGATATTGCACAACGACAACGCCAATTAGCCAGTGGTCGTATTGGAGTGGGTGTTACTCCAGCTTCTTTAGGCGCTGGTATGATGGGCGGGGCTATTAACCCACAAGCATACGCCACCGCTTTGGCACGAGCTAAAGCTGACGCTGAAGCAGCACAACTTGCTCGTGAGCTTGGACAGTCTGAATTGGATACATTGATTAGCCGTGCTGGTGGGTTGTTCCAAACTGGTGCTGGTATTGAGCAGCTAGGCGCAGGCGCTCTTGATTTAGGTGCTACCTTCGGTGGTACAGAATCAGCCGCTGGGGCAAACATGGCAAAAGCTCTGTTGGCAGGAGGACTAAACGCCGCTGAAACACGTTTGGCTGGTGATGTTGGTCAGGCTGAATTTATTAAAAAACTTTCTGAACAATTTGGCGGTCTGTTTGCTGATTCTAGTTTTGATAATTGGATGAAAAACCAATGGTCAGGTATTACAGACTTTACTTACGGTTAAGGAATAAACATGGCAACACAAGTACAAGGAACTGGTTTGTTTGGTATGCCTACGGTTCAAGAAGCCCGTGAACGCTATCGTCAACAAGCAATGCTTTCTCCTGCTCAGATGGCTAGTCAGGGATTGTTGCAGCGCCTAGCATCTGTTATTTCTGGGGGTGGTGCTGCTGCTGGAGAAGGTATTGGTCGTTTGTTAGGTGGTAAAGCTCCTGGCGAGGCTGAAGCCCTTGGTATGGAACAAGCCATGCGTGAGGTAATGGCTTTAGGTGAAAATGATCCAGCAAAACGTATGCTTGCTTTGGCTGACGCACTACAGAAGAGAGGTCTATCTCGTGCTGCTATGCAGGCGCTGGAGAAGGGTCGTGCCATGAGGGTACAAGACTTGCAGTCACAACAAACTGAAGCAGGTCTGATGGAACTTAAGCCAGTCAAAGGGGCTATGCGTGTTGTTGGTACAGACTCTCTTGGTAATCCTGTCTACAAACAAGACATCATTGGTTACCAACAAGGTAGCCGTTTCATGACGCCTGCTCAGGCAGAAGCATACATCAAGGGACTCTCTCCTGATGAAGCTGCTGCCGCTACTGGTGCGCCTCCTCCTGCTGCTCCAAAAACTGTAAGACAGGAGTTAGAAGCCTCTCTTGCTGAAGACAGGGCAAAAAGGACTGGTGAACAACAAACCTCGGCAGAGCAAGCTGGTTTAATTTTTGCTCCAACTGGGACAGACGGTAGACCTTCTGTGCGAGAGACAAAAGAAGGACAAACCTTAGGTGCTTTGAAACCTCTTGAGTTAGCGGAAGCAAGAGCAGCTAGAAATGTGGCAAATGTACGGGCTAACGCACGGGCAGAGCTTGTAGCGCAGTGGCAAAAGAGATACGCAGAAGCTAAGACGCCAACAGCCAAACGAATGGCTATAACGTTGGCTAGGCAAGTTGGAGTAAGTGAAGAAGAACTAAAAGGCAAGTAAAGCATGAATGACGCTGAACTTGAAGAATTGTTAAAAGGCAAGGATATTAACCTTCTGACCACAGAGGATAAAGCTGCTCTGTTGGAAGGAAGGGTTCAAGACTTGTCTTATGAAACAAAACAATATCTGCTTGATGATTTTGATACCGGGCAGGTTCTTTCACATCAAGCTGAAAGAGCTGCGACATCTACTGGTCGTGGTATTCTAGCCTTACGCGGAATAGAAACTGAAGAGGACGCGGAGAAAGAACGTGTCAGCCGAATGATGATGGACACCGACCCTGTTAAATCAGGTGTTGCTATGCTTGGCGGTGCTATTGTTGA